TCTTGTAAGTCTGTAGTATTTAATGTTGAAACTAATTTTTGTTCTCCACTAACTTTAACTGTGAATCCACCTTTTTCTTTACTATATGTAGCAATATTTGCAATAAATTGTTTTGACTCTTCATCAATTCCTGGTAATTTGAAATCTTTAGATATCATACTTAATTTTTGACTTGCGGTAGACATTCTAACTAATTCTTCATAAGAGTAACCAGTTTCTTTAGCGATTTCTCTTAAGTCACGTTTAGCATTTGGAAAAACTTTATATTCTTTTGTTTTTTCATCAAAATACGTAAACTTTTCTGTCATTTTAACAACTTGTTTTGATAGTTCTTCAGTGTCTTCAGATGCCAAATACATCAATCTAAATGGGTCTGCTAAATCTCCAGCAGCAACACCCAATCTTTGAAAAGTTGAAACCATATCAACCGCACCTTCTGGGTCAAACACTTTTGATGCAAAATTAAAAATACTATCCATACTGACACGCATCGCAGCGGCTTGTGCGGCCATTTTTGATAATCCTTCAACACCATTTTGAAATCCAAATTGATTAATTTTTTCGACATTATTTTTAACTAATGAAAAGACAGCATTTGTATTAACCCCCATACTACGAGAGATGTTAACAGTTGACTGCATATTGTCTTTAATATATTCAGTCTGAACACCAGCATTTTGGAACGCAACAACAATCTCACCAACATCAGTACTTGCCATACCAACCGCCTTGGCACCAGCAAAAAGACCACTAACAGTTTCACCTAAAGTAACAGTATTAGTATTTAGTCCTTTTGCAATGTCCAATTGGATTTCTTGAACATCCTTAAATGTACCTCCTAACCCAACAATTGTTGGAAATGCAACCGCAGCTTCTTGTCTTAAACCAGCAATGGCTTTTTGGGTTTGACCCAAAGTACTCGCCATATTAGCATTGAGTGTCGCTAGTTGTTCTTCTAACGTAAGTGTACTATTACCTAAATCCTTATAAACATCATTAATTCCAGTCTTCAAATCTTCCATAAAAGATTTGACACTGTCAAGACGATTTTCTACTCCTGACGTATCCGGTGCGTTTGAACTTGGTGGTGGCGTTGCTTGCATAATAAATTATTCTAATAAATAGAATAGATTATGTTTTTGAAAAACTTTCAACAATTTTGTCAACTAAATACCTACGAGCAAACGTGGGTATTGCATGATACTCAGTCCAAGAAATATTTAGATTCTTGTTGAGTAAATAGAATTCATCTAACTGGTATTTCTTATAATCAGAAGAAAACCCGAAAAAACTCCACCCCGAAGGCGATGTCAACATCTACCTTTTCTCCTGACGGGGTAATAACTGCTTTTCTCAAATCTAATTGAGGTTCATTATCATTAATAAAATTTCTAATGAATTTGGAATCCATAATTGGTAATCCCTCAACAAACTTATTAATAGTACCTGGTTCAGAATCACCACCAACAGAAACAATTTGTTTTTGTAATCTCCAAGTAACTTTAGGGGCCACTCTACCAACAGGATAACCCTCAGCCATTTTATTAATATCTTGATTTTCTCTCCATGTCAATGGTCTTAACTTAACATTAACACCTGATTTTGGAAGTGTAACGTCAAATGTTCCGTCTTCATTTGGTAATGTTGATGTCTTTTTGAAATCTAAAGCATCCAACATTACTTCAGTTGAAAATCTTTTATTAGTTTGGGGGTCTAAAACCGAAATTTTATATTCAGGACCAAAAGATGTATTTCTTAAAAAGATTAATAACGCTTCAATGTCACCATTCAACATATCTTCAGGTCTTAAATCTGGTTCATAAATTTTACTACGAAGTAAACTAATTACCAAATCATCACCATTTGAAGCCATGATTATATTTTCATCAGCGGCTGTTAAGTAACCTACTTTAACCGACTTCTTTTTTGATTTGTAGAATTTACCTTCTGTAGGAAGTTTTACCACGTCATGTGGTAAGTTAAATTCTTGTTGACCATATTTTGCTAAATTTTCATCCATAAAAAAAACACAGGGAATTAGTCCCTGTGTTAAATATACCTTAGATTAATTATTAATCAATAATAAAAGTAAATACTATATTAGTAAACCAAGATACAACGGTCCATTTGTAATGTAACGTCTAATCCTGCTAATTTGTCATCACTATAAGCCACGTTATCCCAAGCAGCCTTTGTAATCATACATCCGTCCAAAATCCATTTTTCTACGACAACACCAGTTGGGTCTAACATTTCAAGGTCAACATTTTTCTTGTAACCTGCAGCATAACCCATACGACCTGTAACAGATTCTGCGTGTAAACGAACCCACTCCATAAGAGCCTGAGTTGCTGATGGACCAATTGGGTCACGGAATTTAACAGAAATTGGGTTCCATTTGAAACGACCTGCTACGAATGTAGAAGTGTTCAAAAATTGTATTTCTGTAGAGTTAATATCTATTGATGGTCTTCCTGATGATTCTACGAACCATTCATTAATCCCTAAAGTTGTGTCGAATCTCAATATAAATCGGTTCGCTCTTTTTGGTTCGTAAGGAACCGGCATTTTCATTAATAAATCAGCCATGGTATATTTTGTTTTTTACTTTTGTTTTAGTTTATTTATATATAAATACATACTACTGGAAAATTTTTGTCTTTACTTTGTTTTTTTCAAAATTATACTCCATTTAGTATCTAGTTTTAGCTCCTTTACCAGTATAATAATTCTTTAATATTGGTTCATCTTCAAAACTCTTCTTCATTACTTCTACATTTTTAATATCATCATCAGAAAAACCAATACTAGGAACAAAATTATTTTTTATATCATTTTTAAGATATAATTTTTTACCTAATTGTTTTGCTTGAGATTTCACATAAGAAATAAATTCCCTCATTGCGTCCACTTTTAATTGTTCAGGATTTCCGGCACCTGTTGGGTCAAGAAAACTAACGGGGTAAAATTTGTTCATGTCGAGATAGTCTTTAATTAATTCCATATCTGACTTGTCTTCCATATTTGAAATGTCCCTGTATTTTCTAAGATTCTTTAATAATAAATCTTTATTTATACCTTGATGGTCCGACACAATTAGATTGTAAACGGCATCTTTTAATGTTTCAGGGTTGTGTCCACGTGCGGTGATTATTGAAAATATTGACCCGTTATTTATTGCTTCCACAAAATCTGACCAAGCGGGACCAATTTTAGCTTTCATGGCATCAATCTTAAATTGTTTATCACCACCTTCTCTAAAATTTCTGTAGGGTTGGTCGGCATATCCAACAATTTTATGTCCATTATAATCAAACTCTTCTTTCCCTATTTGGTGTCTGTGTTCCGCAAAGTCTTCAGTAGACATACCAACTTCATTACCATTCTCATCTTGTAAAATAATTTTTGTTGGCATATACATTAAATTATCGTCCCAATCAAACGCATAATACTTTAAGTCTGGTGTACCTGCATCATCAAAACCTTCTTTTACAATTTTTTTTAATTTCATCTATTGTGTATCGGCTAAAAAGTGGGAGTGTTACCCCCCACTTTGTTTTTATTAAATGTTTTCAAATGATGCTCCTGTTGGAGTAATCAAGAAATCAATTTCAATGAATTCCAACGCTTTTGTTGGTTTCAAGTAAATTTTACCTGTCATTGTGTTTCTGTCTAAGTCTTCTGGTGAGTTACTTACTGTAACACGGAAGTCGTACAAACCTCTGTCTCTTCTGATAGCATCCAAGATAGGGTTTACTGAATCCAAAAAGTCTTGTCTTACTTTAGCGTCGTTTTGTTCAAACAACAATCTTACAGAAACCGCTGAAATTAACTTACGAGCTTGTAACAACAATCTTCTTACGTTGATTCTGTTCAAAGCTGAATCAGCGATTTGAAGTGTTTTGTTACCCCAAATTACAGTTCCAACATCAGAGAAAGTTGCGATAGGGTTAATTCTACCTTGATACAATGTATCTCTGTCTTGTTGTGTAAGTTTCTTACGAGCTTTGATTGAATTAACTAAACCTCTTGTGTAACCCGCAGTTGCGAACCATGGGAATGAGATGTTGTCAGTCAATGCTAAGTTTCTACAAACTTCACCTGTTGGTGGTAAGTAAATTTGTGTATTGTTTACAGTGTCTCTAACCAAAATCCATGGATAGTAAGTTGCTGTGTAGTTAGAATCAATACCTGTATTTACCAAGTTGTCAACCGCTTCTGTTGGGTAAATAAAGTT